AGGTTTTAATTGATAAACAGCAGGATCAGCTTTACCTGTATAATATTCCCACTTGTCTTTTTTAATTTTAGTAAACTCGTCTTCAGCACGAGTTAGTAACAACTTAAACTTTGTTAAATGTTTTAAATATTTGTTGTGTAATTGAGGTGTTTTTAATGATTCTAAATCTAATTCAGTATCATTAATTTTTAAATCTTTTTCTGCTAATTCTTGTAATTGTTCTAAATCCATAATATATTCAATATAACATAAACTGACAAAAAAGTCAATGTTTATGAGGTTGTTATTGTAGTTCTACTAGCACTTTTGTCAGCAAAATCATATAATTTGTAATCAAAAGTAACAGTAGCAGTTAAGTAATCTGTATCGTTATTTTGTTGAGAGTATTGCAAACCTGATAATGAAATAGGAAAGACATCGCTAAATCTAACTTCAGTTACAGGATTATTTTTACTTGTTAGTATATTTAATGTTGCGTCTGAAAATATACCACCTTGATTAGCGGCAGCAAATTTAGACCTACCTGCGTCACCTAATACACTATTTTTTGATGTAGGAAATCTATCTACACCTGCGTCAAGTAAATTTTTAAATTCACTATGACCACCAGGAAAACCTAGACCTCTTAACCAACCGTGTATTTCTTGGTAGTTTTCTAAATTTTCATCTACAAGAAATGTCATAGTCAATCTATCATATGACAACTTTTCACCTGGCAAAGGTACATCTCTAAAAGGTGTTGGTTGAGAATAGTTATCTGCTAATGATACGCCAGGTAAATTAACCGCTGTACAAAAGTATTCAACCTTAGGTAATTTGATTATACTAAACTTAAACTTTGTAGGATCAGCGTAGTCTTGTTTTGTTGGCTGTCTATTGTATCTATTTGTAGTAGTCATACTACTATTTATCTGTCTGTTTATCTACTTCTTCCCACTCTTTTGTTTGGGATTCTGTCTTTAGTTTTTTCTCGTTTTCAGTTAAAACACTTTGTTTTTCTTGTGCTTCATCCATTCTTTTCTCAATATTTTCTAAAGCATTGGGTTTTTGTAGAGAGTTTAATCCCATTGATAGTAATGTAATAAAACCACCAATGAATATTATGCCTGCGACTGATTTGAGGATTGTTTTCATACTTTTATTTATGCTAAAAAAAAGGGGCGGTTTTGAGGCCGCCCCTTTATAAGATCGTAAACAACGATCAACCAATATTACATTATGTTTGTAACTTGTACTCTTTGGTAGTATCTGTTACTATCAGCAGAACCAGCGTGGTTCACAGCAGTAGCAGCACCAGATTGAGCACCTGTTTCAGCAAATGGGTTCGCAACTAAACCGTATCTAGTTTTGAAACCGATTTTTGGTTGGAAAGTGTCTTGTCCAACTGCTCTAACCATTTGTAGAGGCACATATGGACAATAGAATATACCAGCATCGTAAGGTGAAGTACCTTTGTAACCAACTACGTAGTATTGTTTCGCAGCTGAGTTTGCTGAGTATGGATCAATGTACACTTTGTATCTTCCGTTTAATACACCAGCAAAAGTGTTACCAGTGTCATCTACGTTAAGATTGTTGTTTAATGCAGGAGTGTAATCTAAAACACCAGCCATTTGAAGCGCACTAGCAACGTCAGCAGAACAGATAATCATATTACCTTTTCCTCTTCTTGTTCTTTGTGCAATTCTATTAGCATCTCTCTCTAATTGGAACATTAGTCCTTTGAATCTTTCAACTGACCATCTTCCGTTTGAGTCTGTGTCTAAATCAAAAACACCAGCTGTTGTTGTGTTAACAGCGGCACCTTTTTCTGCATTGATGTAAATTGTTCTTACAACTTCTCTATTGATTTCAGCAAGAATTTCAGCAGATAGAATATTTGCTAATTCTGTTTCTGCGTCTAAACCGTGGATTGCTTTTAAGTCTTGTGCAAGTTCCATAGTGTATTCTGCTTTAAGAGCTCTACTTCTAGCAGTTACAGTAGATTTCTCAATTGAGAAAGCCATTTCAGCAAAAGCGTTTCCAGATGAATCACCTAGAGCCTCAGCTGAAGCAGTTGTCATACCTTGACCTCTGCTGTAGTTTTCTCCTTGATCTCCACCATCATTTAGGATACCTGGATTAGTTCCTCTATGTTCAGTTGTTGATGTTCCATCAGCACCTGCACTTGAGTCACCAGCAGCATTTCTACTAGAGAAATCTGTATCAGCTTCATCAAATAAAGCTTCGTTTCCTGTTTGTGAAGTGTATCTGCTTCTCATTGCAAATATTAAACCAGTTGGTCCAGTCATTGGCTGAACACCAGCAATATCGTAAGCAATAAGGTTTGGCATTGCTCTTCTTACTAAAGAAATTAGGATTGGATCCCAATTAGCAATAGCAGAACCTGTAGCATTAGTAGGAGCTGCTTCTGATAAGAAAGCTGCGTCCTCTTTCATAGCTCTTTCTTGGTTTTCCAAGATAGTAGCTGTAACGGCACGTCTATAACTATCCTTTACTTTTGGAAGATCAGGATGTTCTAGGACAGGCTGCCATTTTTTTTCGTATTGTTCAGATAAGTACATATCTTCTCCCTATTTACTATATTTAATTAGACAACTTAATGTCTTTTGTTTTACTTATAGCGGCACTATAAGCAGCCATTGCATTAGTTAAATCAGGATTGTCCTGATTTGACTCTGCCGCCACATCATCTATCTCACTAGAAGTTTCTTTTTTACCAAAATAACTTTCTTTTACAGTAGCAACTTTAGTTTTAAAGTCTTCTTCGTTTTTATAGTCAATTTCTTCTGCAAGTTTGCTGAATTTTTCTTTTTGAGTCTCAGCTAAGTCTTTAGACGCCTCATCAATGATGTCTTGTCTTTTGAAATTTCCGTTCTCTTTAGTTAATTCAACATTCTTTTCAATTGATTCGTTAAGTTTCTTTTTTAACTCCTCAATTTGTGAAGATTGATCTTCTAATACATTGTATTTTTCGTCTGGAACATCAATGTAGTGATCTTCAAATAATTTTTTCAAACCACTTATGAAGTCCTCAGCGATTTCGCCTTTGATTCCTCTTTCTAAAGCAAGTTCGTTTTCTTTCATCCACTCTTCCACTACGTATGCAAGGTAAGAGTCAACTTTTTCTACTAACTCATCTTTAGATTTAGAAGTTTCTTCGGTTAATTTTTTATCAAAGTCTGCTTGCATTTCTTCAGCGATTTCTTTTACTTTAGATTTAATCGCAGCTTCAAATACAGTTGCAGCTTTTGTTTTAAATTCTTCCGATAATGAATCTTCTCCAGCGACAAGAGCGTCAACGTGTTCTTTTACGTCAATCTCTTTCTTATCTTCTTTTTCTTCCTTCTTCTCGTCTTTTTTCTCAGCTTCGGCTTCTTCTTTCTTCATATGTTTTGAAGCAGTCATTGTTTTACCGTAACCTTCTTCTTTTTCCTTGTCATCTTTAGACACTTCTTCTTTTTTAGCGTCATCTTTTTTGTCAAGGTATTTTTTAAGACCTGCAGGAAGTTCGCCTTCTTTGATCTCTTTATCTTCCGAATCTTTAGTTTCTTTTGATTCCATTGCCTTACTTGGATGTTTTGAATCTAATTTAGGCATTGGATCAGGCGATCCTTCAGATTTTTGTTGAGGGTCACCAGAAACTTCTTTAACTTTCTTTGTTGCGTCAGGATTGCTGTCAGTAGGTTTAACTACAGCTGCGCCTAAATCTTCGTGGTCTGCCATTTTAGCAATATGCGAAGGCTCAGCCGCTACAGCGTTCTTTTTAGGAGCGTCTGGAGCTGTTGCTTCCATCACTTCTTTTCCTGCTTCAACAAGTGTTTTTTCTGTTTCGGCCATTGAAATCTCCTCTTAATGTTTAAAACTAGTTTTAAATTGTCTTAATACAGATATTTATAAAACTAGAGATTTTTAAGAAAGTTTGCAAAGACTTTTACTTTAGCTTCTGCTAAAGCATTTCTTTTCGCACTTTCTATCTCTCGTTTCCAAGCATCTATATTCTTTTCAACGAGTACGCCATTGTCCCATACCCACTCTTTATTCTCCATAATACCTTCAACGAAAGCGTCTGGAGCAGACGGATCTGCCACAATGTCAGCAGCGGTTGCCAAGTAAAAGTCATCTTTTACGTAGTTTGCACCACCTCTTGTTTCTAACGAACCCATACCTCTACTAGATACTCCTAATTGAGCACCTTCGTCAATAAGACCTTTTACAATCTTACCATAAGGTGTGTTCATTATTTTTGCTTCACCAATAAAATTAGAACCATCTGGATACAGTTTCGTTATCATATGTGAAACTCTTTCCAAATTAACAGTCGGTCCGTCAGGATGTCCTAACTCACCAAATGCTCTTTTTTTATTGATAAATTCTGCGTTATATCTTTTTACTTCCTTATTCAATATGTCTTTTGGATAGACACGCCCATTTCTATTTTTAAGATCGGATTGTAAAAAGACACCTCTAATTTTGTAATCTTTTTTACCGTTAGTTTCTTCAACTAGGTATTCTGCGTTTGAAATTTCTTCGGATATTAACTTCATTTTTCTCTCTCTTGTACTATTTATACGATTTTTTATCTAAACTCTACTAAAATTGTGTAATTATCTCCTACTACAAAATCTCTTGTAGATAGCAAAACATCACCTGTAGGTGTTGTTGCATTGTTAGTAATTTCGTCTCCAGCAGTTCTCAAATCCCAATAACCTTGACCACCTAATAGTACAGCAGTTGCGTTAGTAGCACCTGCCCATAATATTTCTACACACGCTTTAGGGTTTGTAGTATTAACTGAAAACCATATTTTTGCAATCTTTCTATTGCCATCTTCACTCATAAAAGTTGTGCCTGAAGCGTCAACTTTAGTAACTAAAGACTCGCCAGAACCATCAGATATGTTAGTTAGTTTTGCAACATACTTAACACCTGAAGTGTCTGATAATACTTGTGTTGTAACTGTATCTGCCATTTTAATTCCTATTGTGCGTCATAAAAAGTTTTAGAAAGTTCACCACGCTCTGTTGTTTCGCCTGTCTTTCTACATCTAATATAGGTCTGTACCGTTCCACCACCTGGTTTAGTATAAGTTCTTACACCACCTGATATAGTAGAATTAGCACCATCAGCTGAATCAGGATAAGTGTTAGATACTGTGGCACCATTTTCATACTGCCATATACTATTTGATCCTGTAACTGTAACCCACGCCATTTTATTCTCCTAATTGTTCTTTTACTTCTAAATCAAAGTATTCTTCTAAATCATCTTTGTTTACATTATGATGACTTGCAACTTTATCAACAGCATTTTCAAAGTTGAATATTAAGTTGCCTTCGTTTTTAACTAATTTAAAAACATCATTTACTGCCTCTTTCATTAAAGGCGATAAATTTCTAAATGCGTTACTATTGAACGTCTGGTTGGTCTGTACTAACTGGCTGACTTTCTGCATCCGATACCTCTGGAGTTTCTGGTTGTGTTTCTTGTGCTACTGCATTTGCACCTGTAGGTTCAACTTGTCCATCTGGTGTAAAAGTACCTGTACCTGCAATCTCTGGTTTTGGATCACTATGAGGTTCTGCTTGAAACATTGTACCTGCTAAGTCTTGTCTTTTAGCGTCTAAAGAGTCTCCTACTTTAGTTCTTAATGCGTCTTTAAAAGCATCCCCAGCACCGACCATATCGTTTTGTGCCAACTTGTCTATAAAATTTTTAACTTCTTCACTCATATTTTACTCCTATAATAAATCATCACTATTAGAAACTTGTGTTTCTGGTGATGAGATAATGCCATCATCAATTTCTTTTTTGATTTCAGCATCCATTTTCTTAATTTCTGTTTCTGTTTGTCTTAATATGTTTCTTCTAACATAATTAACAGAAAAATATTTACCAACATAATCTCTAACTTCTCTTGCCAAGTTCAATCTTTCTCTCATCATTTCTGCATTTTTTAATTCTGCAAAATGACCGTCTTGTAAGAAGTCATAGAAAATGTTATCTCTTATCGCTGGCCATTCTGTTTCTGCAATAACGCCTTTGATAATTAATTGTGTTCTTAATAAATCATTAAACAATTCTGTAAATTTCTTTCTTAATCTACCTACAAATTTAGTAAATTTAAGTTCATCTCTAGTTATTTCAGATGATCTACCTAGATTGAAACCTTGACTTGCCTCTAATCTACTTACAGGTACGTTTAGTGATCTGTAAAGTTTTGCTCTAAAGTATTCTATGTCTGCAATCTCTCCTAAATTTTGACCACCTGGTAATGTAGAAATATCAGTACCTCTACCACCTTCTCTACTTGGTAACCAAAAGTCCTCAAGCATTGACATATAATTTCTGTCATCTCGTATTTCACCTGTTGAAGCGTCATAGACAAGTTTATTTCTATATCTTGCCATAACATCTCTTAAATATTGTTCAGCTTTTACCTTAGGTAAATTACCTACATCAATTTTAAATATTCTTCTTTCAGGTGCTCTAGCAATTCTGTAAATAACTGCTGAGTCTTCAATCATTCTTAATTGATTGACAGGTTTAATTGCCTTATG